TCAGGACCACAACACGAAGAGGGCGAGCGCCCCGATCCACACCACCAGGACCGCCACCGTCACGGCGATGTCACCCCAAAGAGGGTCGGCGGTCACAACGGAAGCGTCGTCACCCTCCCTGGGCGCTCTGTAGTGGCTCGGGCCGCAACGGTCCAAGGTGGTAGGCATGGCATCATGGGGGAGACTGTGTCCACCCCGGCTGTGACGATCTTCAACGGGCATTCGGTGTCCCTCTGCGGCGTGCGGGTGGAAGGTCTGCCAGGCCTGTCGGTGGGCGACGGCACCGTCGTCATGCGGGTCGAGCCGCCACCGGCGCGGCGGCCGGGGCCCAGGCTGGTCTATTCGGAGGAGAGGACGGAGCCATGACGGCCCCGTCCTCCTGCGCTACCATCGGTCGTGTCACCAACCCGATGGAGCAACCTGCATGTCCGAAATTCCTGTGCGCCTCGCGCCCGATCAGCTTGAGTGGCTGGCCGCAATCACCATCGCGACGCAAAAGGCTGCGGCAGAAGGGGATGCGCGTCCGGTCCGGATCGCCCTTCTTCTTCCAGGAGTCATCCAGCAGATGCGTCAACACGGGATCATCCCTCCCGCGTAACGGGATCGGTGCCGCTCGGCACGGCGCCAGTGCGGCACCATCCCTCCAACTGGCTGGCATTCTCGATCAGGCTGGCGAGCGAAGCGGCGTCCGTCTCGAAGGCAAGGGCTTCTTCGACCAGCAACCGGCGGATGCCCGACGACAGCGCGCGCATGATCTGGGAGGCCCGCTCGATGATTGCGGTCGGGTTGTCGGCGATGCACCGGCCGCCGCGCTTCAGCGCCATCAGGACGGCCTCTTCGCGGAGGGTCAGGGTCGCCGCCGGTTCCTTGCCGAAGTCCATCCCGACCGCGATTCCCTCCGCGCGGATGATGTCCGCGCACAGGCCGACGCACTCGTCGCAGATGAAGGATGGCGACGGGCCGGCGATCAGCTTGCGGACCTCGTGTTGGCTCTTGCCGCAGAAGGAACAGTAGAGCGTTGCCGCCGGGGGCTTCGTCATGGTCGTCTCCGTGGAATTGAGGATGCGCGCTTGGGCGGGGCTGAACTCGGCCACGACGCGGGCGACGGCGTAGCGAAGGGCGTCCGCGTCCATTTACGCGCGTCCTTCGTTTGTCGGTTTGCCGCAGGGATCGACCTCGGCCCAATCCTCTGGCGTCATCCGGCCCACCTCGTGGGTGAGCGCCGGCATGGCGAACCACAGGATCACGCGGCCGATGAAGAGGCGCAGGCGATGAAGCATCAAGCCGCCCTCCCCTCGTGCGGAGGTGGGGGAAGGGGTGGCATGGGGCCCTGATCGGGCAGACGCTGGGCCGCCTCAATGAAGGCTTCGGCCCGCTCGATACGGCTAAGGGTCACCATCCCCTGACGAATGCGGGGGATGAGCTTGTGGTCCCCCGCAGACCGCAAACCGAACTCCCGTTCGGTCATCCCAGTCTCGGCAAGGAACCTTGTGATGCTTGAGAGCACATGTTAGCGGGTCTTCATAAGCCCTTGCTTATGGGGTATTTATGCCCCATAAGCAAGGGCCAATTTGCCCCGATACTGATGCCCCTGGCCCGTGGCATATTTGCCCCGCCATGGAGTTGAACTACGTCCAACAAGAACTGCGTCGACGCCGCGAGGCGGCCGGCCTGTCTCAACGAGGTCTTTCGCTGTTGGTGGGGGATAATGACTCTCTCGTGAAGAAGATTGAGAACGGTCTAAGCAAAAACCCTCGCATCGACACTCTGAAAGCTCTCGCTGAGGCCCTTAATTGCAAGGTGTCCGACCTCACCGGCGACCCTGACGAACCAAGCCACGACAAGGATGAGGGCAAAGGAAAGGCGGGCACTTCTACGCAAAATATCGATGATCTCACCATTGGCGATGAAAATGAAATTGACCGTAAATTTTCCGAACTATGGGAAAAACTGAACAAATCAACCAAGTTGAAAACAATCAAGATCATGGAGATCTTGCTTTCTCCTGAAGACGAATAAGCGTTTCTATTATGTCGATTACCTTTCTTTTCTGATGCCCCGACAGCCGCGACCATAAGGCCGCCCTGTATCGTCGATCGCTTTTGATGCCCCTTCCGGGCTGTTCGTCGCTACCACCTCAGACATCACACCCTCCCCGCAGGCGCGCCGCTCCGAGCGCTCTTTATAGGAACAAATTCCTTTGATAGGCGCAAAATAGGAAATTATATGTCGCCACCCGTTTCCGACGCGTCGCGTTGCAGCGAACGGCGGTTAAGGCCGAGTGACGGGCAAGGTGAGGGAAAACACTGACTGGTCATGACGGCTCCAAGGCGACATATCACCGTATGCAAATCGGCCAATTGCGGCAGGATGCATGACGGTTGAAGGGCGTCGCGTGGAAGCGCGGACTCAGTAGCTAAAGCGGTTGGCAGCCCCCCCGGAAGCCGACCCGCCGTCACCCTGTCTTTCAAGGTGATGGACGACATATTACACACCAATGGGTGATCTTGCAGCCATTGCCGTGTTTTGCACCTGTAACAATACTTGAATATTGGGGTATGTATATTGCACACAAAGCGGCGCAATCCAACGTGTTCAGTGCAATTTCAGCGTCGGGAAATTGTTACGAATTGTTGCCGTCCCATGCGGCGCCCTGTCGCATGCACGCCGGGCGATCAGGTGGCGGCGGTTGATCCGTCCATACGGCTCGTGTCACGATCCGAGAAATGAGAACGGCGGCGCACCGGATGGTGGCCGCCGCTTCATGGGCGCCGTTGGGCGGCGTCCGGGTCACAACCACGAAAGACGAATGATCACGACCAGTTCCGAGATTACACCGGCCTCCTCCAGCAATGCCACCCTGACCGTTGCCTCGGTCGAAGGAGAGGCGCGCATCCTCGATACCGATCTTGCATCTCGCCTCGGGTTCGCCGAGCCACGCATGATTCGCAACCTGATCAAGCGGCACCTTTCGAGTCTGGATGCGCTCGGGGTTCGTTCCACCGTGAAACTTACTCCGGAAAACAATGGGTTAGGTGGCGCCTCGGCGACAGCGTTCATGCTGAACCGCAAGCAGGCGATCTTCATCACGGCGAAGTCGGAAACCGTCAACGCCACCGACATCACCATTGAGATCATCGAGCGGTTCGATGCCTACGAGAAGGGCTTGCTGTCGGCTGATGCTGACGAACTGGCCCGCCGGACGGACGGGATCGCGCGCATGCTGGCGCGCAAGGTGACGGGCCTGGAGCGGACGGTCGCCGAACTGGCCAACACGCTGCAAGCGCTCGCGAGCGGCGTGACCAACCTCGCGCTCGCCGCCGATGGCCGCGTGGCCGGGCTGGCACTGATCTCCGTCCGGCAGCTGATGGACCAAGCCGGGGCGCTTTCCAAGGGCCGGAACAGCCTGAACCGCCGGGTGCGGAATGCGCTCATGAAGCTGGCCGCGACCACGGGCGTCAAGGGCGTGACGGACTGCCCGCACACTGGCGTGACGCTGTTCCCCATCGACTTCGCCCGCGAGTTCATGACGACCACGGGGAATGCGTGGGTGGCGGCTCACAACGCCAGCCTCGCCCCGCAAGGCGACCTGTTCGCCGGCCAGCCCGCCAAGAAGCGGAAGACCAAGGCGCCCCGCCCCGCCAATGACGCGCACCCCCGCGCGGCCAACAGCAACAGCCGCAAGAAGCGCGGCGCCGCCTGACCGCCCACGAAAAAGCCCGCCTCGGATCGCTCCGGGCGGGCTGGGGTATCGACAATACGGGAGGGTCAGTAGCTCAGCACGAAGTTGCTCGCCGACAAGCTGGTTGCCCCCCAGACGGACAGCACGCCGTCCGCGATGCGGTCGCCATTGGTGTCCACGAAGACGCGCGCCTCGACACCATTGGTCCCCGTCGTGACGTCGTAGCGCACCTGCGGCACACCAGGCGCCGAGACAAATTCCGCCGTCCCCATGAAGACAATTGGCGAGCCGCCCGTCAGGCGCGAGATGTCGATCTTGTCGCCTTCCGCTGCACTGAAATCGGTGATGACTTCGTTCGGCGCAAAACCCGCCTGAAGGACAAGCGCCGTCCGCTCGTCGAGATCCGCAATCGAGAAATAGCCGAACGTGTCGGCGCCCGTCCCTCCGGTCAGGGTATCTCCGCCCCGTCCGCCATACAGAATGTCGTTGCCGACGCCGCCAACCAGCGTGTCGGCGCCCGTGCCGCCGTCCAGTACGTCATTGCCCAAGCCGCCGGACAGCAGATCGTTCCCCGCTGCGCCCTGGAGGTAATCGGCTGCGCTCCCGCCCGTCAGCACATCGTTCCCGGCTGATCCGGTCAGGCTTTCCGATAGAGCCGCACCGGTCATATTGATCGTGCGGCCCGTATAGGTCCCTTCCCAGCCCGCCGCCTGCCCCCACAGCACGAAATGCTGGTAGCCGCTGCTGATCGAGCCGGCGCGGACTGCTGCCGCAACGTCGGGATGGGCCAGATAATAGGCGTTATTGTCGAACGCCGAGCCGTTCTTTGCCCAGCCCGCCGCCGCGCCCCAGCGTTCGTAATGCTGCTGACCCGATACAAAGACCCCGGCTGCAACCGCAGAGGCCACATCAGGGTGCGCGGCGAGATAGTAGGACTCGTTGAAGTCGGCGGCGTTGGCCGCCCGACCCTCGATTTGTCCGTAGGTAATGAAGTGCTGTTGCGGCGCGCCTTCAGCTCGACCAACGATGGCGTTCACATCCGGATTTTCGGCCAGGTAGAACGCGCTGTCAAAGGTCGAGATCGAGTTCCCGGCCCATCCGGCAGCAGCACCCCACTGCTGGTAATGCGCGAAGCCGCTGGCATAGGTTCCAGCACGCACAGCGGCGGCCACGTCGGGGTGCTGCGCAAGGTAGTAGCTCTCGCTGTATTCGAGCGTCGCCGATCCCTGGCGTCCGGCGGCTGCGCCCCAGAGCGTGAAGTGATGTAGGCCGGACGGTATAGCTCCTGCGCGGACAGCCGCCGCGACGTCCGGATATTGCCTTAAGTAGTACGCCTCATCAAAAGCGGCCACGATCCATCCCCCAAGCTTTTTTGGCGCCCCGAGCGCCACCGTCGCGAGTATGACCGGGGCATCCCTTTTTTGTATCGGGGCAAAAAAGCCCTTTACGGGGCATTCATACCCCATTCATAATCCGCCTCACCCCACCCGAACGGGCGCCCCTACCCCTCCCGTTCGTGTGCGGATCCGTGAAACTCTCCGGCGCGTCGGCGTCGGGGCCTTCCCCCGAGGTGAAGAACATGGGCAATCACTTTACCGGGCGGTTCTCTCCGCCGGACGTTCAAAAGGATCTGCGCGACGCCGAGGATGCGCGGCGCGAGGGGCTTCGCCGCCGGGAGCGTGACGAGGCGATCCGGCGTACCAGCGTTTCGGCCAGGCCGTCGGCCAGCCCGGCGCGCAGCGCCAGCGGCGCCCGCTCGGCCAGCAGCGCCCCGGACGCCACCGACTTCCTCACCGGCACCGCGATCCACCACAGCATCAGCGACACGTCGTCGTCCTGCTCATCGTCCAGCAGCAGCGACGGCAGCGGGTCGAGCAGCAGCGACAGCGGGTCGTCCTCCTGCGACTGACCCTCCCGCCCGGAGCGCATCCGGGCCGGCTCCCCGAGCTGCGGCGCGCCAGACGCGCGGCGGCTCCGGCATGCGGACGCCTATCTCGCGGCGTTGCAGGCGCAGCCCTCCCTGGACGTGACCGCCGACGCGGTGCAGGAGGCAGCGCGGCAGTTCGTTTCCTGCACCCCGGCTCATTGGCCGGACAGCACGCCCCTTTCCATGCTGGTGCCGGAAGGGGAAGACGAGCCCGAAGACGCGGACGATCCGTCGCCGCTGAACCTCGGGCACCTCCGCGTGCTCGCCGCCGCCCGCGCTGTCCCCGCCCCAGAGGCGGTGGTGGAGGCGCTGACCGATGCTCTGACCACCATGATGAAGGCGCACCCGGTCAGCACGAGCGTTGCCCAGACCGACGCGGCCATCAAGGCGCACGCCGCTCTGCGCGCCGCCAAGGGGGAGGGCTGAGCCATGTGCAACGTCCACAGCATCGACTGCCTGAACCCAGCCTACCACGACCACACCGATTGCTTCGGCGACGGCTACCTTTATGACCCGGACAGCGACGGCATCGAGCCGGACGTTATCCGGCCGCCCTGCCCGTACTGCAAAGAGACAGAGTTCCGGGCTTGGGCGGAGGAGTGGGCTTTAGACGATGCGGAGGCCGAAGCCATGCGCGCAGCCGTCCCGCGCATCATCGAAATGGCCCACCGGCAGAACGGCGTCCGCGCCCTCCGGCAGGCACAGGGTGAGGGGGAGCAGCCGTGAGACACCGTCGCAACAACGACATCAAGGCGCCGGACGGCTTCACGCTGGGCGGCATGCGGCTGGTTCGGCGAGACGGAACCTTGTTTTCGGCCGGTCTTGGTGGCGCTGCCCAGATGAGTGGATCGGTGAAAAGGTGTGGGTCCACGTCATCGATCCACTTGGCGCAGAGATCGAGGCGGCGCCACCAGGGCAGCACATCTATTCGGCCCGCTTGGACCGAGCGACCGTCGCTCTGGATTGCGCCGACCGACCCGCCGCGAAGCCCGTCTTTCGAAACCCCGATTTTAAGGCGTGGGGAAACCGCGCCCGTGAGGGAGCCTGACATGCCCACGACCACCGAGACCACCTGCGGCACGACGCTTCCGGCGGGCACCACCTGCGGCGACTGCGCCCACATCCGCCGTTGCTCCGCCATGTTCGGTCACGACGCCACCGACACCTATTGCGACTGGGCGCCGAGCCGGTTCCGGCCGCACCCCACCGCCAGCCAGGAGCCCCAGCCGTGACCGCACACGACAAGGCGCTGTCGCTCCTCCCGCCGCTGGTCGATTTCGACGTCATCGACCTGGACGACCTCAATCGCTGCCTGACCGATTGGGAGCACAAGATGGGGCCGTGGACGCGGCCCGACTACGGCGACCAATGGCTGTTCGGCCTGCGCCACGACGGGCGGCTCGTCGCCGTCACGGCATCCTGCGCGCTGATGACGCCGCGTTGCGCAGCTGGCCTGTCCCGCGCCGAGGCATTCGAGCTTGGCCGGGTCTGCGCCATCGCCCCGGACTGGTGCAGGGTCGCCGTCCGGCTGTGGCGCATGTCGGTCTATCCGGCCATCAGCGCCGCGCGCGGCTACCAGTGGGGCATCAGCTATCAGGACGCCCTGCTGCACAGCGGCGACCTCTACCGCCACGATGGTTGGGCGCGCATCGCCTTTGCTCGCGGCTCGTCGTCCACCGACCAGCGCACCGGGCGCAAGGGCCGCGACAAATGGATATGGGGCTGGCACCCGGACCCCGCCGCGCGCCGCGCCGCCCAACTCCCTCAAGCCACAGTCGACGCCATCCAGGCCCGCCTGGACGCCAGACAGGAGACCGCCCGTGCAGCATGACGCACACGACACACCGGAGAGCGTCGCCGCGCTGACCGAGGAACTGCGGATCGTGCGCAGTGATACTGCCAACGCGATGGAGCGCGCCCAACGAGCCGAAGCCCGCAACGTGATCCTGCGGGGGAAGGACACCTACGACCTACCGGCGGTGCTAGAGCGAGCCCGCGGCCTTCAGGCTGAGGTGGATGAACTCCGGTACGAGCGCGATCCGCGCAACGCGAGCATCGTCACGAAGCGTGTGCGAGCCAAGGCGGCGGCGGCGAACAAAGCGCGTGAAGCCGCCGAGGCCCGCGCCACCCAGGCCGAAGCCGCCCTTGCCGCCTCCGAGAAGGACCGGCAGCGCATGCGGGAGGCTTTGGAGAAGGCGCGACCGATTGTCGACGCCTTTCGTGCCTCGGGCGTCGATCTACTGGCCTCCGACTACGACATCTGCCGCTTGGTCTGCCCTCACATCACCGTCGTGCAGATGGAGGCATTCTGCGCCGCCCTCACCACCCAGCTGGACACCACGGCGGCCGCGCTGCCGGGGGCGCAGGACAACCGAGGAGGGGCGCGACAGCATAGCCCTTGCGGTGGAACTGGCCTATGACACCGGCCAGCGGCAGGCGGACATCCTCAGCCTTACCTGGACGCAGTACGACGGCACGGCCTTCATGGTCCAGCAGAGCAAGACCGCCGCCAAGGTCGTGGCCTCCGTATCGCCCGAAATGCGCGCACGACTCGCCACCGTGAAGCGGACGGGGGTTCAGGTCGTCATAGCGGAGGCCACGGGGCAACCCTACAAGCGGATGTATTTCTCACACGAGTTCACCCGGCTCCGGAAGCTGGCGGGCCTTCCCGATGACCTTCAGTTCCGGGATCTGCGCCGGACGGCGGCGACGGAGCTTGGGCAGGCGGGGGCGACCGACGACCAGATCAGGGCGCAGACAGGGCACAAATCGCGCAATGTCGTGTCGGTTTACGTGGTCCCGGAGCGGGCCATGTCCGAAGGTGGACAGGAGAAGCGGAGGGCTTGGAGGAAACGAGGCGAGAACGATGAGTCTAAATCGTAGTCGCCCCGAGTCTAAAAAATGGTGATCCGGGTGGGATTCGAACCCACGGCCACATGATTAAAAGTCCTTTTCGAGCACTCTCCCTAACGCCTTGAAAAACCTGTGTCCGCATGCAAGAGCAGCGCAGACACGTTGCTATTGCTCGATATTTTGTTGACTGAAAATGACAAAGAGCGCCACACTCCGCCAGCTAAAGCCGTGTCGTGTGCGGACACAATGCGGACATGAATGGCCGGGTAAGGACCCTTTTGATATGGCGGACAAGCTCAGCGATCGAACAGTGAAAGCCCTCCCCTCCCCGGCCAGCGGCAACCGCGTGGCCTATGATGCGGAAGTGAAAGGTTTTGGTGTTCGGGTGACGGCGGCGGGCGCTAAAGCGTTCGTGCTGAACTACAGGACAGCCGGCCGGGAGCGCCGGATCACCATAGGCTCTTTCCCCGATTGGTCCGTGGCCGCTGCACGAGATGAGGCGAAGACCCTCAAGCAGCGGATCGACCGCGGCGAGGATCCGCTGGCTGAGCGCGAGGCTCACCGCGCGGCCCCAACCGTCGCCGAGTTGGTTCAGAAATTCAAGGAAGACTATCTACCGCGAAAGCGCCCAAGCACCGTTCAGCAATACACTTTGATATTTGACAATATCGTCATTCCGAAAATCGGCAGCAGGAAAGCAGAAGAAATAAAGCACGCCGACATTGATGCTATCCATAGAGAGGTAAGCAAGCGCACACCAATTCAAGCCAATCGTGTTGTCGCCGTGCTTTCAAAGCTTTTTAGTTGGTCGATTAAGTTGGGAATCAGGGCCGACAACCCCGCACAAGGCATCGAACGGAACAACGAGAACAAGCGCGCCCGGTATCTCTCGACGGAAGAGATCGCGTTTCTTCTGGATGCATTGGCTTCCCATCCGGAGCCAGCCAGTGCAAACGCTATCCGCCTCCTCATGCTGACCGGTGCTCGTCGCACCGAGGTCCTGGCCGCGACCTGGAGCATGTTCGACCTCAAGGCCGGGGTATGGGTGAAGCCATCGGCACACACCAAGCAGCGGAAGGAGCATCGCGCCCCGTTGTCCGCTCCGTCTCTGGCGTTGCTGTCCGCGATGCTGGGCGAGGCCGAAAGGAAAGCCACAGAGGACAAAAAGGCCCCCAGCGAATTCCTGTTCCCCAGCCCAACAGGTGAAGGCCCCCAATCGGAGATCCAGAAGAGCTGGACGTCTGTGACACAGCGCGCGACCGTCGCCATGTGGGCGGCGGCACCCGACACGGCGCCCGGCCGGCTGGTGGCCGAACTGGTCGCGGCAGCCGAGCGGGCGGCGGGGGCCAACGCCGCGCCGCGGATGCCGAGCTACGCGGAGGTGGTGAAACTGGCCGAGATGCAGAAGGTGAAGCTGCCGCCGGGGCTGACCGACGTGCGGGTGCATGACCTGCGCCACACCTTCGCGTCTATCCTCGTCAGTTCGGGCGCGTCGCTGCCGCTGATCGGCGCGTTGCTCGGACACACCCAGGCATCGACCACCCAGCGGTATGCCCATCTGTTCGATGATCCGTTGCGGGCTGCCGCCGAACGTGTCGGCGCCTTGGTAAGCGGCGTGTCGGCCGGGCCGGGCGCCAACGTGATTCCTTTGAAGCGGGGTGCGTGAGATGCCCAACATGGTTGCAGAGGATTTTATTGAAGCAGTCAGTTGGCTTTCGGAAAATGCTCCCGATGATGCAACAAAAGAGGCATTTTCTACGCTCATCATGAAATACATGCTGAGTGATATAGATATCCCGAGCGCCATTCCTCTTCCAGAGAAGCGCCGGGGCCCTCGCCCATTGCCTAACGCAACGTGGGAAAGACGGAAGAAAGAAGCGCAACGTCTTGAAGCACTATGCAAGGAATTTGGTGATTCAGTAGGAAGCACGCTGAGATTACGCGCCAAGGAAGAACTCGGATCTGACGCTACAGAAGGTGAAATCGATGCTCGGTTCAATCAATTGAGCGTGGCACACTACGCCGCACTACGCTGGGAGAAGCGCTAGCGAATTTACGGTGAATTGCGCTAGCAGTAGTCTATTTCCCTATTACAATCTAGACCTACACACTTGTCGAACGTTGGCGCAATTCTGTCCTCGCTTGATCAATTCAGCGAGGGGATCGACCAACATGAAAACTCTGTCCGGCATTCTTGAAGGTTACGCCGACAAAGAGGGTATTGCAGGGGCGCTTGGTTGCTCGGATCGCACTGTCGATCGACTGAGAAACCAGCCGGATGGACTGCCCTATGTGAAAGTCGGCGGGCGGATTTACTTTAACATTGATTCGTGTCGTCGCTGGATCGCCGGTCGAGAGGTTCAGCGGAACCCGAAGATCCGTAGGGGTTCTGGGCGATGACCCCCAGCCCGGTGTTCCCGATGTCGCGCGCCAAGCTCCTGGAATTAGCCGACGTCACCCACCCGCACCTCAAGCCTCTCGTCCTGGCGGCGGCCCATCATCGCATCTTCTTCGGCACCGTGCTCCAGCATGCCGGACGTTTTGACCCGCCACCGGCGGCTCGGCCCTTCGTGCTCCTCGTCGGCGATGACATGTTCGAGACGCTGGGGCCTGCGGCTTTCCACTCCAAGTCCCTGCGCCGTGTTCTGGCCGGAGCCACGCACGTCGGCATCAACGCCGCGAACATTCAGGCCGGGATCTATGCCCGCGCCGCGGAACTCGCCGCCGCCGGCGGCCGGGTGGTCCTGGTCGAATGCCGGCCCGAGACAGAACGGGAATGGCTTGCGTTCGCCGGCAGGCATGCGCCCGCCGCGGACAAGCTGGTGAGCACTCCGAACGTCGCGTCCTACGCCCGCTCATCGGGAAGGGCATGAGCATGTCGACGATGCTGACGGTTCCTTATGCTCTCTGGTGGAAACGTGGGTTCCGCGACCTCGTGTCCGTCGTGCCCCCTGGCGCTCCGTTGTCCAACCGCACGAAACTCCGTTTAGAAGATCGGGGCAAGGTGCCCGGCCTGCACGGGCGCCACGGCTGGTACGGCTTCGATTGGATGAAGCACGAAACCACCGCAGAGGACGCCGCGACCTGGGAGGGCCACGGCGCCAACCTGGGCCTGCGCGCCACCCGATTCCCAGCGATCGACATCGACGTGACGGACCGCGAGATCCGCGACTTCATCCAAGGGCTGGCGGATCGGCACCTCGGCCCTGCACCCGCGCGCACTGGCCGGGCGCCCAAGCTGCTGCTGGTCTACCGGCTGGCCGACGATCAGGCCCCGATGACCCGCCGCCGGCTGTGGTTCAAGGGGCCGGACGGGCGCGACCACCTCGTCGAGGTACTGGGCCACGGGCAGCAGTATGTCGTCGAGGGCATGCACCCCGTCACGCGCAAGCCCTACACCTGGGACGCACATCCGGCAGAACGCGACGCTATCGCCCTCTCTCCCATCACGCTCGCCCAGGTGGACGACTTTATGGTCGAGATGCGTTACTTGCTCGAAACCATGGGGGGCTGCACGGACCTGCGCTGGGAGGGCTCGGGCGACGCGGTGACGGATCGGGAGGCCATCGTGCAGGAAGACCTGCAGGCGCCCAGCCTCGACGCCCTGGCCGCCGCCGTCGCCACCATCCCCAACGACAACGAGCGGTTCCCAAGCCGCACCGACTATCTGCGCATGGGCTGCGCCATCAAGGCGGCCGGGGCGGACGATCCCGATCGGGCCCTGGAGGTCTGGGAGGAGTGGGCCTGCCGATGGGAGGGCAACGCGACCATCGCGGGCAACGATCCCATCGAGGTCGTGAGCGACTGGGAGCGCATGAAGGCGCCGTTCGAGGTCGGTTGGGGCTATGTGCGCGACGTCGCCCAGGAATGCGGCTTCGCGGTCGCGGCCACCGAGTTCGACGAGCTGCCGGCCGAGGATCTGACGGACCTGCTGCCAAAGGCTCCTTCGGACACCTTCCCCGCCTTGTCTCTCGCTGACTGCCTTGCGTCCCAACTGCGGCCGGTTCGGTGGCGCATCGAGGGTTGGCTACCGGAAAGCGGCTTGGTGGTGATTTTCGGCCCGTCCAACGCCTTCAAGAGCTTCATCGCGATCGATATGGCCCTGTGCGTTGCCAACGGCATACCCTGGCATGGACACCGCGTCGCCCAAGGCCCCGTCCTGTATCTGGCTCTGGAGGGGGGCGATGGTGTCGTGCGCCAGCGGGTGCCGGGATGGCACCGGCACCACAATCGCCTTGATGCCGACCCGCCATTCCGCGTCATCACGGTTCCGGTCACCTTGTCCAAAGCCGCGGACGCTGAAAAGCTCCAAAGAACGGCCAATGCCTGCTTCGGCAAACCACCTGTCGTCATTTGCGTCGATGTTCTCAAGCGCAGCATGACCGGCACGGACAGTTCTGACGAGGATGTTGCCCCACTACTGGACACCGTGCGCCGTGTCTTTCCGTCTACCTGCGTGCTGTTCATCACCCATACGGGCTGGGGAGACTCCAACAGGTCACGCGGCTCCACGGACCTTTGGGGCAGCTTCGACACTCGCCTGAAGGCGAACGGCGAGGCCGCCGCCCGACGTGTCACGCTGGAGGTAGAGCGCCACAAAGACGCCGAAAGCGGCGCCAAGGTTGCTTTCAAGCTAGAGACAATCGAGACCGGCTTGGCTGACGAAGGCGGGAACCCGATCGGCACGCTCGTGCCCCTGTGCGATCTTCACGGCGAATTCGACGATACGGGCAGTGAGCTGTCGCCGAGGGAGCAGGAAGCCCTCGAAGCCCTTCAAGCGCTCATCGGCACCGACAAGGACACCGTGCAGGCGTCCGGCGGGGGACGGGCCGTCAAGCGCGAAGCATGGCGCCACAAAGCCTACGCCCGTTTCGGCGACGCGCTGGCCGAGAGCAGCCGGGCGAAGACATTTGATCGCGCTGCGAAGCGGTTGGAGAGCGCCGGGTACGATCGTGCCCCGGGGTGTGGTGTCTGAGGAGGCTTCGTGTTCCTCGGCGCGCTGAGGCTGCCGGTTTACTCCGCTGAGATGACAAGCGGGTCGCCCGCAGGGTTGCACAGCACGGCCAAGCTTTCCATGGTCATGTAGCGTCGGCATACAGCCCACTCGTCGTGTTGCTCCAGCAGCAGGGCGCCGACCAGTCGGGTGACGGCGGCTTCGCATGGGAAGATGCCGACGACATTGGTGCGCCGCTTGATCTCGCCGTTCAGGCGTTCCAAGGGGTTGGTGGAGTGCAGCTTGGTGCGCAGGTCCTTGGGATAGGCCATGTAGGCCAGCACGTCGAACTCGGCCTCGTCCATCAAGGCGGCCAGTTTGGAGAAGCGCGGCCGCAGGCTGTCGGCGACGTGTCGCCACTGCTCGTGGGCGGCCTGGGCGGTCTCCTGGGCAAAGGCGGTGCGGATGGTGGCGGCGACCATCGTCTGGTGCGCCTTGCCGACGCAGGCCAGGAGGTTCCTCATGCAATGAACACGACACCGTTGGAGTGTCGCGCCCAGCACCTTGGAAGCGGCGGCCTTCAGCCCGAGATGAGCATCGGCGATCACCAGTTTCACTCCGCGCAGCCCCCGGCGCGTCAAGGAGCGCAGGAACTCGCTCCAGAAGATTTCGGCTTCCGACAGCCCGAGACCGAGCCCCAGCACCTCGCGCCGGCCATCGGTGGTGACGCCGATGGCGAGTATGGCGGCAACCGAGACGATGCGGCCGTCCTGGCGCACTTTGACATAGGTGGCGTCCAGCCACACAAAGGGCCAGTCACCCTCCAGCGGCCGGTTCAAAAACGCCTGGACGCGCTCGTCGATGTCCTGGCACAGGCGGCTGACCTGGCTCTTCGAGATGCCGATCATGCCCATCGCCTTGACCAAGTCATCGACGTTGCGCGTCGAGATGCCCTGCACGTAGGCCTCCTGGATCACCGCGACCAGCACCTTCTCCGCCGTGCGCCGTGGCTCCAGGAAGGCCGGGAAGTAGGAGCCGCGCCGAAGCTTGGGGATCCGAAGGTCGATGGCCCCGGCGCGGGTTTCCCAGCTCCGCTCGCGATACCCGTTGCGCTTGGTCTGCCGCTCGTCCGTGCGCTCGCCGTAACCGGCGCCGCACAAGGTTTCGACCTCCAGTTCCATCAGCCGCTGGGCGGCGAAACCGACCATCTCGCGCAGGAAGTCAGCGTCGGCGCTCTTCCCAATCAGGTCCTGAAGAGCGATCCTGTCCTCGGTCATCGTGGTCTCCGTCACAGTTGATGGTCGTCAAGCAACCTCAACTTACCGAAGACACACGGTGACCGCCTGCTTCCGAACGGCTGGCCCGCCTGCGCCAGCTAGGGGGGAGCGCTCCGGCGGGCCAGCCTCACGTTCGGACACCACTCACCGGGACGCGACCCCGGGTACATCATGCGGGAGCGCGATCTGGTCTCACTGACCTCGCTCGGGGAGGCGTGATGAGACATGAGACAGGGCAGGACATCGGTAAGACATGTCCATTCCCGTTTGATGAGACAGGACAGGACACACCCCTAAGGGGTGTCCTGGTGTCTCACGGGCGTCCTAAGGCCCTACCCACTCAGAACCACAAAATTTCATTATGTAGTATTGACGTATAGGTCAACAACACTAAATATTGATTATCTCCCGAGTCGCGCGTAGGGTGGCCGAACTGCCAACCCGATTCGCAGGCCCGGCAATGAGCGACCTGTTTTCCGATTGCGAATGGTTCGCCGTGGTTTCCAAGCCCGGCCACCAGCAACAGGCCAAGGAGTGCCTTGAGCGGCGGGGCTTCCGCGTGTTCCTCCCCATGGTGCTGGAGGAGCGCACCCGCCGGGGAGTGAAGGAGGCCGCACACCGCCCGTTGTTCGGCCGGTATGTGTTCGTCGGGGTTCATCTCGAACAGCCGTTCCACCCCATCGCCAGCACGCCGGGTGTGGCCTTCATCCTTCGCGGCGTTGGTGGCATCCCCAGCCGCGTGACAGCGCTGGCGCTGCGTCTGGTCAAGAGCCGCTGTGACGCCGATGGCGGCGCCGTCAACCTGATCCCTGGCGCCCGCGTAGCCCAGTGGAAACCGAACCAGCCGCTCAAGGTGCTGGAGGGACCGTTCCGCGATTTCATTGGCCAGTTCGCCGGTGGGTCCGGAGAGACGGCACGGGTCTTCCTCGATGTGCTCGGTCGTTCGACGGTGGTGTCCATAGGCGCCCAACACCTCGAACCTGCGGTACCCGCCAGCACCGTCGACGAACTGGAGCGGCTGGCATGCTGAAGGGAATCAGGGACCTGTTCCGGGGCGTGGAGCGCAAGAGTGCGGACGGTTACGAGGTGCTAACCGGCGGCGCGCTGCCCACCGCTGCGGGGGTGTCCGTCTCGCCCGAGGCCGCCATGCGCTGTTCGGTTTCCTTCGCCTGCATCAAGGTGATTGCCGAAACCATCGAGCAACTGACGCCGCACCTGTACCGCCGCAAGGGCGATGACCGGGAGCGCGCCACCGACCATCCCCTCTACGCCCTGGTGACCAAGGCTGCGAACGACTGGACGCCGGCCAGCGAGTTCCGCTTGGTGCTGGGAACTCACTTCGCCACCCACGGCAACGCCTACGCCTTCGTGAACCGCGACGCCGCCGGCCGGGTGGTGGAGCTCATCCCGCTCGACCCCCGCACCGTCTCCGTTCGCCAAGACCCGCGCACCATGGCGCCGATCTACATGGTCGCCACCGGCAACCCGGCGCTGCCCGCCCGCGAGTACGACCGCTCCGAGATCCTGCACATCCGCGGCGTCGGGCTGGACGTCCACAAGGGCGCCTCGCCCGTCACGCTGGGCCGGGAGGCCATCGGGCTGTCCCTCACCCTGGAGCATCACTGCGGCTCCCTGTTCGGCAACGGCGCCAAGCCGTCCGGGCTGCTGAAAGTCAAGGGCCGGCTGAACGAAGACCAGTTCCGCCGGGTCCGCGCCATGTTCTCCAACTTCTATCAGGGCGTGACCGGCAAGCGGACCATGATCCTGAGCGAGGACATGGACTTCCAACAGGTCCAGTTGAACAGCGTGGATGCGCAAACCCTGGAGATGCGCCGCTTTCAGGTGGAGGAGGTGAGCCGCTTCTGGCGGGTGCCGCTGCATCTGGTCAACGAGATGGATCGCGCCACCCACGCCAACGCGGAGAGCATGGGGCAACAGTTCCTCACCTTCTGCATGCTGCCGATCCTGCGCCTGTGGTGCGACGCCATGGCGATCACCCTGCTGACGCCCGAGGAACGGGAAACCCTCTACTTCGAGTTCTTGGTGGACGATCTGGCCCGCGCCGACATCGCCGCCCGCTTCACGGCGATGAGCAGCGCGATTTCCGCCGGCATCCTGAACCCGAACGAGGCCCGCGCCATGGAGAACCGCCCACCGTACGCCGGGGGCGAAACGTTCATGCGGCCGGTCAACACCGCGCCGGCCCCGACCACCACCGGCAAGGGGGCGGCCGATGCTCCGGCGGCGTGATCTGGAAACCCGCTTCCAGGCGGACCCGGCCGGCAGCTTCGAGGGCTACGCCAGCGTCTACGGCGTCAAGGACAGCTACGGCGACACGGTGGCGCCCGGTGCCTTCGCCGCCTCCCTGGCCGCCCACCGCAACGGCCAGCGCCGCGTCCTCATGCTGTGGGCGCACAACCCGGCCGAACCCATCGGCGTGTGGGAGGGGCTGGAGGAGGACGCGCGCGGGCTGAAGGTGCGCGGCCGGCTGATCCTCTCCACCCGCAGGGGGCAGGAAGCCCGCGACCTGATGCGGGCCGGTGCGCTCGACGGGCTGTCGATCGGCTTCCGGACGCGGCGCGCGGTGCGGGCATCGGGCGGCGGCCGGGTGCTGCAGGACGTGGAACTGGTGGAGGTGAGCTTGGTCGCGCTGCCGAGCAATCGGGACGCGCGGGTTCTGAGCGTGAAGTCGGCGGCGGGTGCCGCCCCCGGAGCGGCCGGGCTTGCCGCGTTCATCCGCGCCTGTGCGGCGCAACTCGGAGGACAGTGAATGCAGACGATGAAGACGCGGGCCGATTGGGAAACCCGCGACGAGGGCGACGCCGGCACCGAAGGCGGGGCGGCGGGCCTGGACGAAATCCGTTCGGCCGTGGAGGGCTTCACCGCCACAGTGGACCAGCGCTTCGGGCAGATGGACACGGCGCTGGCCGAAATCCGCTCTCGCCAGGATCGCACCGAGACGGTGCTGCGCCGGCCGGGCGCTGGCGGCACCGAGCGGCGCAACGAGGGTGGTGAGGGCGGCGGCATCGAGCGTCGCTCCTTCGAGAACTATCTGCGCGGCGGCACCGCCGTCATGGAACTGACCGAAGTGCGGACCCTGCGCACGGGTGACGACCCCAGCGCCGGCTACCTCGCCCCGTCCGAGTTCATCGCCGAGGTGGACAAGAACATCGTGCTGTGGTCGCCCGTGCGCCAGCTCGCCACGGTGCGCAGCACGGCGCGCGGCTCGGTGGAGCTGCCCAAGCGCATCGGCCGTCCCACCGCAACGTGGGTGGAGGAGTTGGAGGATCGGGAGAACTCCGAAACCGGCAGCCGCTACGGCAAGTCCGCCTACGAGGTGAAGGAGCTGACCGCCTTCATCGACGTGTCCTTCTCCACCCTGGAGGACGCCGCCGTCGACATCTTCGGCGAGCTGGCCGCCGACCTGGCGGAAGAGTTCGGCCAGGCCGAGGGCGAAGCCTTCGTCACCGGCAACGGCGTGAAGCGCCCCATGGGCTTCATGTCGGACACCACCATCCCGACCGTGGCGAGCGGCGACGCGGCGAAGATCACCGCCGACTCGCTGATCGACCTGTTCCACGCCCTGCCGTCGCCCTACCGCACCAACGCCGTGTGGGGGATGAACTCCACCACGCTCGGGTCGATCCGTAAGCTGAAGACCACCGGGGGCGAATACCTGCTGTCCATGTCGGGGCTGGCCGGCTCGCCTGTCACCACCATCCTGGGCCGTCCGGTGGTAGAGCTGCCCGACCTGCCGGATGTGGCCGGCGGCGCCGTGCCCCTGGTGTTCGGCGACTTCGCGCAGGGCTACCGGGTGTTCGACCGGGTGGGCTTCTCCCTGCTGCGCGACGACCTGACCCAGCGCACCAAGGGCAAGTGCCGCTTCCACGCCCGCAAGCGGGTGGCCGGCGACGTGCGGAAGTCGGAAGCCCTGCGCAAGCTGCGCATCGCGGCGAACTGAGGGGGACTGGAACATGCGCGATCTGCTGAACAACATCCACCCCGTCACCGTCATCCCGCCGGGCACGGCGCCGACCGACAACACGCCCATCGTCTCGGCCATCGTCGACCGGTTGGGCTTCAGCTCCGTGACCTTCGTCATCCTCACCGGCACGCTGGCCGATGCGGACGCCACCTTCACCGTGAAGCTGGAGCACGGCGACGCGGCGAACCTGTCGGACGCGGAGGAGGTGCCCGACGCGCTGATGGTGGGCACCGAGGCCCTGGCCGGCTTCACCCACGCCGACGACGGCAAGGCCCGCAAGTTGGGCTACGTCGGGGGCAAGCGGTACCAGCGCCTCACCGTCACCCCGGCCGGCAACGCCAGCGCCGCGAACCTGGGGGCCGTGGCGATCCTCGGTCACCCGGTCAACGCTCCCACCGCCAACCCGCCCGCCTGAGGTTCCGCCATGCCACGCGCCATTCCCAAGCTGTGCCCGCTGCTGAAACACGGGATCTACGAGGGCCAGCGTTGCCCGAAGTGTGCCGCTGAGTCGCGGGCGCGGGCGGACCAGCACCGCCCATCCGCGGCGGCGCGTGGCTATGACGGCGCGTGGCGCCGCGTGCGCAAGGACTTCCTGGCTGCGCATCCGGCCTGCTGTGCCGCCGGGTGCAGCCAGCCCGCGACCGAGGTGGATCATGTCCAGAGCATCGCCGACCGGCCGGAGCTGCGGCTGTCGTGGTCCAACCTGCGGGGCTTCTGCAAGCCGCACCACTCGCAGCGGACGGGCCGGGACCAAGGTGCCTTCGCCCGGCCTGCAACAAAAAGACAGGATGTTGCCGATAGGGGGTAGGGGGTTCTGAATTTCAACCCATGGGGCCGGGACCGGAGGGGCAGTCACGCGCCCGAGAGAACCGAATTGAGCAAATGGGCAAAGGAGGACGGACGGTGCGTGGACGGAAACCGGAGTTGAAGGCGATCGACGGCGGGCTGGCCCGGCTGCCGCCCGCGCCGTCCTGGCTGCCGATCGAGGCGAAAGCCGAATGGCGCCGCGTCGTGCCGGGCCTGCGCGCCCGCAAGACGGTGACGCGCGAAGACCTGCCCATGCTGGAGGCGTATTGCCTCGCAGCCGGTACCGTGCGCCGCATGCAGGCGACGCTTGCCACCGAGGGCGACACCATCACCAGCGCCAAGGGCGAGGTGCGGCGCCACCCCGCGTTCCAAACCATGTTCCAGGCCCTGACCGAAAGCCGCCGGTTGGCGGCCGAGCTGGGCTTGACCCCGGCCAGCCGCAACAAGGCCGCTCCCACGGACACCAGCGATGACGACCTATCCGACCTGGATCTCTGACGGCTCCGACATTCCCGACCCGCTGGGCTACGGGCAACGCGCCATCGATTTCCTGCGTGTGCTGCGCCACCCGAAATCGACCCTGCCCAAGCGCGGCTTCCAGCTTCACGGCTTTCAAGAGCGCCTGGTCCGCCGCATCTACGGCCCGCGCCACCCGGACGGCCGGCGGATCGTCCGCAACGTCGTCATGCTGCTGCCGCGCGGTGGCCGCATGACCAGCCTAGGCGCCGGCTTGGGGCTGCTGCACACCATCGGCCCCGAGCGGGTGCCCGGCGGGTTGGCGCTGTTCGCCGCGTCGGATCGCGAGCAAGCCCGCATCGGCTTCGAGGAGGCCGCCGGCATCTGCCGGGAGGATCCGCGCATCGAGAAGGTGCTGCGGTTCATCGACTACCGGCACCGCATCGAGCATCCCAAGAGCGGGTGCCAGCTCCGGGCGATCTCCTGCGACGCGGCGCGCTCCCACGGTACGACGCCCACCTTCGCCCTGGTGGACGAGCTGCACGCCTGGCCCAAGCGCGACCTGTGGGACGTGATCCGCACCGGCTTGGTGAAGGTGCCCGGCTCCCTATCCGTCGTCATCACCACCGCCGGGCGCGGCCAGCAGAACGTCGCCCACGACATCGTCGACTATGCCCGCCGGGTCGCCCGCGGCGAGATCGACGACCCCGGCACCCTGCCCGTGCTGTTCGAAACGCCGGCGGATGCGGACTGGCGGGACGAGCGGGTGTGGTTCCGCGCCAACCCTGGCTTGGTCCACGGCTTCCCCGATCTGGACGGCCTGCGCCAGCTCGCCCGCGAAGCTGAGAACCGGCCGGCCGATCGCGAGGCGTTCCGGCAACTGCACCTGAATGTGTGGCTCGACCACTCGACGGATCCGTTCGTCGAAATGCCGGTCTACGACGAGGGCGCGGCGCCGCTCGACCTGGGCGCGCTGGAAAGCGCTCCGTGCTGGCTGGGAGTGGACCTCTCCAGCAACAGCGACCTGACGGTGGTGGTGGCGTGCTGGCGCGTGGGCAATGGCTACGCCGTGCTGCCGCACTTCTTCTGCCCGGCGGACAACCTGCGGGGCCGCCAGGACCGGGACGGGGCGCCCTATGTCCGCTGGGCCGAGGATGGGCTGATCGAGCCGACACCGGGCAACGTGGTGGACTTTCGCGCGGTGGAGGGCTGCATCCGCGACCTGTGCGACCGATTCGCCGTCCAGTCTATCGGGCTCGACCCGCACCTTGCTCGCTCGACCATCAACAATCTGTCGGAGGACGGCTATCCGGCGGTGGAGGTGCGGCAAGGCTGGGTGACGATGGCGCCGGCCATCAAGGAGCTGGAGCGCGCCATCGTCGGGCGCCAGTTCCAGCACGGCGGACATGAGGTGCTGCGCTGGTGCTTCGACAACATCCAAGTGGAGACTGATCGGGCCGGCAACCGGCTGTTCAGCAAGGGCAAGGCGCGCGACCGGATCGACGGGGCGGTGGCCTGCGCCATCGCCGTGTCGCTGGCGCAGCACGGCGAGGCGGGCGGCTCGATCTACGATCTGGACGTGGAAGACGATGAGTTCTTCATTTGAGTGGAGGCGAGGCCCGTGACGTGAGCGTGCTGAACTAAGGTTCCCCCGCCACTGAACGGCCGAACCGTCTTCACGGGCCGCTCTGAACAATAGCGCCGGTCGGGGTTCACGGGCAAGGCGGCGAATAGCGGGTTTTGCGATGAAGCTTCGCCACCGGCGGCTTAGCCACTGCACCTAACCTGTCCAAGCTGTTAGGGTCGCGATGGAGGATAGATCATCATGCGGTATCCCTTGGCTGCGGCAACTTGAATGCTCCAGATGTTCGACTAAACAGCGCAAGACGGTTGATAGGCGAGAGATTTGTAGAATGGTCTAAATACCCTACTTAGCCGGCAGTCGTTGACGCGCAATGGTAGCGCTGTTAATGATCTGCTTATCGGCTTTGCAGAACTTAGCCGCCCATTTCGCATCGACCTACAGAGGGTTCGGATGACGCCCAGCGTGAATGAGCGAACAGTGCTACTCTTCAATCTCATTGTCGGCGCCGTTCCCGCTGAAGCTGCGCCAAGCGCAAGGCAGTTACCCTTTAGGGAAATCGCTGCTATCCTTCAACGCGTTAAGGACGCGGGATTGGCTGTCGAAATTCGCAGCGCCGATGAGGTTCAGCAAGAAGAGGAAGCGGACGCTCAAGCTGAAGTGCATCTGCCACAGATCGGAAACCCTGCAGTACCAGTCGTGGCACTGCCAGCGGCCGAGGTCGCGGTGCTAGAGCGACCGGCTGGTGCTCCAGCAGGGCGGGCCAACGCCATAATCCTTCAACACATCGAGATCCATCCCGATGATGGGACGGTCAGCTTGTTCTTCCAGGCTGGCGATGCTCAGGGAACAAACCCGGCCTTCTTAAATCCGACCACTCGGGGGATCCGGTTTGCTCGGCCGCGGGCGGGTGAATCAAATGGCTATTCTGCTCATTTAGTTATTGGATCATCTCGGCAAAATGGCGTCTATCGGGCCGCCCTTGAACGTATGCCGAGCCTTGGCCGCAACGCGATTATCTCGTTCCTAAATCGCCTCATCACTCTGGGCGTCAAAATGGACGAGGATCGCGGTCGCTGGCTTTTTATTGATCCAGAAAGAAAACAACGTTCATACCGTCCCAAAATGTCTTCAACTCTTCAGATGTCTCGGCAGCTCGGGCAGGACCTTCAGGAAAATGCTCTTACAACGATTGAGCTTATTGGCGATGATGTAATTGATGAGTTTGACGAATTCGATCAGGTAACGCCTATTCGACGCCGTATGGAGTTGAGAGTTAAAAGTGACAGGCTAGGAGAGAACGCAGTAAATTTGCTTAACGGGCTTCTCGTTAAGGCAAGGAATCTGCGCTATACCAGAATGGACATTAAATTACGGCGAACGGCGACTGGACAGACATCTTCAGCTCGCTTGAACACTGCTATGATGGATGCGGCAGAGGCTGTTTACGCGCGCAACGAGATTATAAACGGATTTGAAAGGGAGCTTGAGCAGTGCTGGGAGGCGATACACCAACCGACGGTCGCCAAGATCAAGCGGCTCGTTCAGAACAACGACCTATGGAACTAA